TCAATCTCTCCTATGCTTGCGTACTATTCAGGAACCATGGTGAAGACTGGCACTCCTACTACACACAAAAATAATTTCTATAAATCAATACAATTAAACAAGCGCAGGCAGACCGCCCGCTCTTCTCGTCAAAATCACTTTGAGTGGGACTGGCGTGACGTATCAAAGGTCAACACAAACTATGGCAAATTTATTAAAAAGGAAACACTCCGCATTGGCGAAGACTCCGATGAGTTCCAGATGTCGTACAACTGCAAGTGGTTGCTTGAAAGAGGTATGTTCGTTACATCGGCGATCATGGACGAGCTCGGAGATACATCACAGGAAACCGTTAAAGCATGGCACCGTACGCCAGTCGTTGTGGGAATTGACCCAGCACGAAAACTAGACTCAACTGTTGTAACTGTTGTATGGGTTGATTGGGATAGGCCCGATGAGTTTGGCTACTTTGACCACAGAATCCTAAACTGGATGGAAATCCAAGGGGATGACTGGGAAGACCAATACTTCCAGATTGTTAACTTCCTAAGTAACTATGACGTACTAGCAGTTGGTGTAGATGCTAATGGTGTGGGTGACGCAGTTGCTCAACGCCTTAAACTTTTGTTACCTAGGGCTGAGGTTCACTCTGTAGGAAGTAGTTCTCAAGAGCAATCAAAACGCTGGAAACACCTTAAGGCTCTTATTGATCGACGCATGGTTGGGTGGCCAGCGCACGCAAAAACCCGTAGACTTCGTTCTTGGAAGCGTTTTTACCAACAAATGACAGACCTAGAAACCAAGTTTCAAGGCCCTAACTTTTTGGCACACGCCCCAGAAGAAGCCCATGCTCACGATGATTATGCAGACTCTCTAGCGATTGCCTGCGCCCTGACTATGGATCTAACCCTGCCACAGGTGGAGATGTCTTCATCCCCATTCTATGGCAGATAAGTTCGACTTTACTATGAGAACTTTCTCGTAATAATGGATACTTTAAACCGAGGCCTCAACCTTATATAAGGAGTCATAATGACAATTGCACCATCACCTAAGTTCCCAGAGCGTCCAGGTACTGTTTACGACCGCAAGGTTGCTTCAGCACTTCCAGGACAACGCGGTCCACTTCGTTTCGAAGAAGGTATCGCAACTGATACAGACGTCCCACAAGAATTTTCTAAGGGAGCGTCACAGGCTTATCAGCCTGCAGCTGGTCGTCCTAATCGCAATGCTAACGTCTTCACAAAGACCGCAGAAGAGACAATGCGTGAGCGTGCTCACGTAGGTTCTGCTTCATGGGTAGAAGCACCTTCACACCTTACAGAGTTTTCAAAGGGTGGATTTGCTGACCACGGTTCAAATGTTTTCGAAGAGGTTTACCGCGACGGAGCACATCAGCAAGCTGCTAACCCAGCAGTAGTCCGCGACTAACAAAGAAGTAGATCCCCACCGTCCTAGCAATGGGACTGGTGGGGCTTTTCTAAAAAGGATTACCAATGGCATATATCCAAGGTAAAGCGGTTCAAGAAGGTCCTAAACAGATCCCCGCTAATCCACGCCTTTACAACATGGTTAGAGTTCAAGCCTCAGCTCGATTCTCAAAAGAATCACCATCTAAAGGTCACTGGATTCACACTAAATATGCACAAATGGGTGGCAAGTACGTAACCTCTAAAAAAGATATTGATCCACGTAACAGGGATCTAGTAGAGGAAAAGAAAGAAAAAGATAAAGATAAGGTAATGAAGAAAGTCACCAAACCTGTAGGTAAGGGCCTTATCAAGGGCGAAGCACGCAAGTAGAAATCCAAGTTAATACTGGCACTGCTACGATAAGCGTCTTAACATTTTAGATAGGGAGTAAAAGTGAGTTCAATTGACTTTTCACCACCCAGTTATAGGGCGGCGTCAAGCGATTTAACTATCTCTATTTCTCCGCTTGGTTTAGTAGAACTAGCAGACGAAGAGTTTGAAGTACACGGTCCTCGCCTCAACCGCTATTCCCTTAACTGGGCTATGTATCTTGGTCATCATTACTCATACCGCCGTCAAACGGGCGAAAGCCAAATAGCGCTAAACTATTACCGTGCATTCACAGACTTCATTATCAACTTCACTTTTGGAAAAGGCGTTCAATTCCGCTCTCCAAAAGAAACAGAAGCCATCGTTCCTGACCTACTTGAAAGAGTTTGGGAAGTCGATAACAACAAAGCAACCGTCCTTTGGGAAATCGGTCAGCAAGGATCGGTATCCGGCGATTGCTTCATTAAAATTGCTTACGAAGAGGAGTACAAGGATCCCGCTGGTCGCATACACCCTGGTCGTGTTCGCGTTCTTCCTCTTAATTCATCTTTCTGTTTTCCAGAGTTTCACCCTCACGACCGTGAGCGTCTCATTCGCTTTAAGCTCAAGTATCGTTTTTGGGGCACATCGCTTGAAGGCACACGTCAAGTATTTACTTACACAGAAATCCTAACCGATGACATCATCGAGGAATACATCAATGACGAACTTATTGACTCTCGCCCTAATCCGCTTGGCACTATTCCCGTTATTCATATTCCAAATGTTCGCGTTAGCGGTAGTCCTTGGGGTCTCAGCGATTGCAATGACATTATTAGTATTAATCGCACTTACAACGAGACTGCTACTGATATTGCCGACATTGTTAATTACCACGCTGCGCCAGTCACGGTTATCATTGGCGCGAAAGCTTCCCAACTTGAAAAGGGAGCCAATAAAGTATGGGGTGGACTACCAAAAGAGGCTCGAGTCGAAAATCTTGAGGGTGGCTCACAAGGACTAAAGGGTGCCATGGAATTCATGGAACTACTTAAGAAGTCAATGCACGAAATGGTTGGTGTCCCTGAGACCGCTCTAGGGCAAGCAATGCCTGTATCAAATACCTCAGGTGTAGCGCTTTCAATTATGTTCCAACCTTTGATGAACCGCTATCACCAGAAAATTATTCAGTACGCACATGGGTTAGAGCGCATCAATGAACTTATCCTTTTAAACCTTGCTATTAAAGAGCCAGAAACCTTTACTTGGAACCCTCAATTTAATACTCCAATTAAGCCCGGTCAGGTACAGCAACTAGATCCAAACGACCCACTTACATACCTGTCTTATGTGCATTTCCCTCAACCTCTACCGTTAGATAAATTGATTGCTCTCAATGAAGTGCAAACAATGCTTTCTATGGGCCTTGAGTCTAAAGAGGGAGCCTTGCGAGCGCTTGGAGAAGAGTTCCCAGCTGAAAAAATTCAAGAAATTCGTCAAGAACTTATGGATGACGCTAAGGCTGATGGCGCTCTACAGATGCTCAAGAATGAGATTGCTGGAGAGATTATGAAACTTACTGGCATGACTATGGGTCCAGATGGAGCCCCAGGTCAGCCAATTATGGATCCTGTAACTGGAGCACCACAAGGCGGTCAACCAAGCGCCGCTACTCCAATCGTTGATCAGGCTACGGCAGCGCTCGCGGCAGGTGAACAAGATATAAGAACCCGCTTGGTAACAGAAGCTTACGGCACACAACTCCCTCAGAGACGTGTACCGGAAGAATACGAAAAATAATCAGTTTAGGCAGTATTTTTTACTAAATACTAGAAAAATTGATACTGCTTAAAAATGTTTGGTCATATGTGTTAAGGGCTTCGGCTCATTCGTAAAACGACCCCTAGGATGTAAAGGAATCAAAATGTCAGAAGGTTTAGAAACTGCTGTAGCAGATGCATTTGCAACTGACTCAGCAACTGTCCCAGTAGTAACGCTGTCTGGTGTTGACGCACCTACTGCTACTACCGCTGTATCAGATGATGTGAAGAGTAAGTTCTACACAGAAGAAGATTTAGCAAAAGTTCGTTCACAAGAAAAAGAAAAGCTCTACCCACAGATTGAAAATCTAAAGGAAGAACTTAACTCAATCAAGAGAGAACGAGAAGAAGAAGCCGCTCGTAAAGCATCAGAGGCTGCAAGTATTGAAGCCGCTGAAGCAGCAAAAGCCAAAGAACAAGCAGAGTCAGAACTTGAAGTTCGTGAACTGCTAAAAGTTAAAGAGGCCGAATGGCAGGAGCAGTTGGAGCGTGAACGTCAAGAACGTGAACGAGCCTTTGCCCTACTGGAGCAAGAACGTACGTTTACAGACCTTCAGAACTACCGCGCACAGCGGTTAGAACAAGAACGCGAAACAATCATGCCAGAGCTTGTTGATCTTCTAGCGGGTAATACTCGTGAAGAAATCGAAGCAAGCATTGAAGGATTGAAAGAGCGCTCAAACAGAATTCTCGAATCGGCGCAGCAGGCAATGCAAACCGCACGTCGAGATATGACGGGGACAAGGGCAACCTTGCCTCCAGCCGGACCACTGGAAAACAATTCGTCGCAACGTAACTTCACCGCAGCAGAAATTGCTGCAATGTCTGTTCAAGAATACGCACAATACCGAGATAAGCTTATGAGCCCAACGGCTCGTGGCGTATCACAGGGCATGCTCGGCTAGTAACCCATAATCCCAAATCCAACTAAGGAGCTATAGCTAATGGCATCTGGAATCACGGGTACCGGCAACCTCGCTGCGTCCCCAACCGCTTACAGCGGCACTAACACACAACTAACTCAGGCGATCCAACAGATCTGGTCAAAGGAAATCCTTTTCCAGGCTCTGCCAATTCTTCGCTTTGAGCAGTTTGCAGTAAAGAAGACAGAACTAGGTGTTGCACCTGGTCTTCAGATTAACTTCATGCGTTACAACAACCTCGGATTCGCTTCAGCGCTTGTTGAAGGTGTCCGTATGCAGACTAACGCACTTACAGCGCAACAGTTCTCAATCACAGTAACTGAGCATGGTTATGCTCTTGCTGTTTCTGAGCTTCTATTGAACGCTTCATTCGATGACGTAATGGCTTCAGCCTCACGTCTTCTTGGTCGTAACATGGCTATCTACCTAGATAACCTTTCACGCGACACACTCATGGCTGCATCTTCAACCATCTACGGTGAAGATCGCTCAGCCCTAACAGCAGTTAACAGCTGGTACGCAGATGGCACAACAGCCACAACACGTGCAGGCATGACTGGCAACTTCTACTTGACACCACATACCGTCAAGGATGCTGTTGAATCACTAGCGACAAAGAACATCCCTCGCCTTGGTGAGACATATGTTGCTTTCGTTCACCCACACCAGAGCCGTAAGCTTCGTGACAACCCAGAGTTCATCGAAGTAACAAAGTACGCTGCTCCAGGTAACTTCATGCTAGGTGAAATTGGTCGTCTATACGACACAGTATTCATCGAAACAACACAGGTTGAAAAGGTCGCTGGCGGTGCAGGTGCTAACTACACAACTGACACAGCAGTAACACCAACAATCACAGCTGGTGGTGGATACATCACTCCAGCAACAAAGACAGGTAACGGAGCTGCAGATCGCTACAGCGCAATCTTCATTGGAGATAACGCATTCGGTCACGCAATCTCACTTCCTGTTGAACTTCGTGATGGCGGTATCTTGGACTTCGGTCGTGAGCACGCTCTTGCTTGGTACTCAATCTTCGGTCTTGGTCTTATTACAGATCAGTCTGTTGTTCTTGCAGAAACCAACTAAGTTCAAAAAGATTTAAAAAAACTTAATAGCAGAGGGGAGGGGGGCCTAAAAACCCCCCTTCTATAAATTCACATTCAAAACTTCGGAGGATACAAATGGCAGGAAAAGCACCAACAGACGTCACGGGTCGTAAGCGAGATGCTCTCGCAGCGGCTAACGCAGAAGCAATGCAAGAGCGAGCAAATGAAATGTCGCTAGCAACAGCAGAAGCACAGATCAAGTTAGAAACAGAAGTAATCGATGCAACAGTACCTAATCGCCCAACAGTAGTTGTCGACAAGGTAACAACTGTAGGTAAGCAAGATGGTGAAACCGTAGAAATTCGTGTGGTTTCAGACATTGAGAACATGACACTTGGTTCAGGAAACAACTATTCCTTCAAGGCTGGTCAGAAGTATCAGGTTACCAAGCACGTTGCTCAGCACCTTAAAGAAAAAGGTTATCTAGCTGGAGTTATCTAAAACTGATCTTTAACGTGGCGGCGGGTCTTCGGGCCCGCTGTTTCGTTTATAAGGACTTTTATTACTAGTGCGTGGGATTATTAACCCCAACGTGCGTTTATATTTAAGGAGCAAGAGTGGCCGTTCTTTCAGACCTTGTCTCTAGAGTTCGTATGGAATTGGGAGACCTTCCAAAGGAATTTAGCGTCTCTTTAACTGGAACTGGCGCCAAGAAAGACTTCGATCTTAAGGTACGCCCAGTCAATCCCAGCACCCTCGTTGTAAGGGTCAACGGCACCCCTATCGCTCAGCCTGTCGGCTATACCGTAGAAGAGCAACACGGCGTAATTCATTTTGCTACAGCACCGGCTCTTAATGCCGCCATCACAGTTTCTGGTACTAACTACCGATACTTTACTGATGAGGATATGGAAAAGTTTGTGTTGACTGCTGTAGGTCAGCATACCTATAACCGCACCGATAGCTACGGAAGCGCAGTAACAATTGCCAAACTTCCTATCGTTGAAGAATACCCGCTTGTTATTTTGTCGACTATTGAAGCCCTATGGACTCTATCGACAGACGCGGCATTTGATATTAATATTATGGCGCCAGACGGGGTAACAATCCCTCGTGACCAGCGCTACTCACAGCTTACTAACATGATCCAGCAACGCTGGGAACAGTACAAGCAACTCTCATCAGCGCTTAACATTGGTCTTTGGAAGATTGAGATGGGCACGCTTCGTCGCGTCTCTCGTATTACTAACAAGCTTGTTCCTGTATATGTTCCTCAAGAAATTGATGACGCACGCCGTCCAGAGCGTGTATATATTACTAACGACCTAAATGGACGATCACCAGTTGCGGTAAACATTGGAACTTACGACATTATTCTTAACCAAGGAGATTCTTGGTATGCAATCTTTGACTTCCCAGATAATACAAACTTTGCTGATCTAGTATTTAAAGCGCAGATTAGAACCTTCCCTAACTCACCTTCTATCTGGGCATCGTTTGTTATTACGGTAGAAAACTCAACTACAAAGAAGTTACGTCTATCTTTGCCTAAGAGTAAGAGCCGTTACATTCCTCGTCGCGCTTTCTGGGATCTTCAAGCAACATCTCTTAGTGATCCAGAATTTCAGCAAACCTACATCCGTGGTCAAGTATTCCTAAGTGAAGAAGTAACTCAGTAATATGGCCGATGAAATTATTATCACGCCCCAAGACCCAGTAGTTGTTACTGTACTTGGTGGTTCGCAAGGAGTTCAAGGACCGACTGGTCCATCTGGAGCTGTAGGAGCTACGGGACCAACTGGCGCTACTGGAGCCACAGGTCCTGCTGGTACATCTGGAAGTTTTGGAGCAACAGGACCTGCGGGTCCTACAGGCCCTACGGGCACTAGAGGTCCTGTCGGGCCTATTGGTCCAACAGGTGCGACTGGTGCTCAAGGTGACTCTGTAACAGGTCCTACGGGTCCTACAGGCGCGACTGGCGCCATTGGAGCAACAGGATCTATAGGCGCAACTGGTGCTACTGGCGCTACTGGCGCAACTGGAGCAACAGGTGCTACTGGTGGTATTGGACCTACTGGACCGCAGGGTGAAACAGGTGCAACAGGATCTATTGGTGCAACTGGTGCCACTGGTGCAACTGGAGAAACTGGTGCAACAGGTCCGCAAGGATTAACAGGACAGACTGGTGCTACTGGACCACAAGGATTAACTGGTGATACTGGACCAACAGGGCCGACAGGCGCTGCTTCTACTATTGCTGGACCTACAGGTCCGCAAGGTGTAACGGGTCCTACAGGTCCAACAGGAGCTGCATCAAATGTTGTTGGTCCTACAGGTCCAACAGGAGCTACAGGCGCTGCTGGTACGAGCGTAACTATTCTTGGTTCATACGCAACTTTAGGTGCGCTTCAAGCAGCACACCCATCTGGCAATTCAGGCGATGGCTATTTAGTTGCTGGTGATCTTTATGTTTGGGATGAGATTAATTCCGAATGGGACAACGTTGGAAGTATTCAAGGACCGCAAGGAGCAACAGGTGCAACGGGAGCGACTGGACCTACGGGTCTTACAGGAAATACAGGACCAACGGGAGCGACTGGCGAAGTTGGACCTACCGGAGCTGTGGGAGACACTGGACCAACTGGTCCCACCGGATCCACAGGTTTAACTGGTCCTACTGGTCCTACTGGAGCAAGTGGTCTTGATTCAACTGTTGCTGGTCCAACTGGACCTACAGGTCCTCAAGGTGAGCCTGGTCAGTCTTCAACTTTATATAAGTACAACGCTGAAACTACTGTTGGCGGTACGCCCGCTAATGGACAACTAAGATGGAATAACTCAACTCAAAGAAACTCCACCACGATTATTGTAAGCCACCTTACACGTGACAATTTAGATATTGATGTTTTCTTATCCATCTTAAAAACAGATGACGTCCTCATTGTTCAAGATGAAAACAATTCAACAAACTATCAAAAGTGGACTATATCCTCAACGCCTACAGTTGTTAATAACTCGTACGTTTCTTTTCCTGTAACCCTTATCGCATCAGCTGGAACTGGTACTACAAACTTTGCTGATGGTCACGACATTTTGCTTATCGTTGTTAGTACAGGAGTTGTTGGACCTACAGGTCCAGTCGGAGCAACTGGAGCAACTGGAGCAACTGGTAATACTGGTCCAACGGGTCCTACTGGATCGATAGGTAATTTTGCGTATTCAACTCTGCCTACATCTCCTTTGCCAGGTGATGCCTGGTTTGACGCAGAAACTGGTAAGGCTTTCATCTATTATGACAACTATTGGGTTGAGGTTGGAGCGGCACCAGCCGGACCAACAGGTCCTGCGGGTACAGCAGGTATAGCTGGCGCAACTGGCCCAACTGGACCGCAAGGTTTGATAGGTCCAACTGGCCCAGCAGGATTGGGTACAGCAGGAAGCGCTGACTTGGCAACGACATGGTGGTTAGGATTCTAAATGGCAGCAATTGAACGTCGCGGTATAACTAAGCTAGCAACAGAGGTGGCTTTTGGCTCTAGCGGAACTACGCTATTTACAGCCGATGATAACTACCTAGTATCTGTGATAGCGGCGAACACCCACTCAACGGACGCAATTGTGTATGTGTATGTAGTTCCTGCTGGAGTTACCGATACAGATGATTACGGAATCATTGCCTACTCTCTACCAGTATCTGGGTTCAATGTGTATGAAACTTTTAGATTTGGCGTAAACCCTACAGATGTAGTGAAAGTTGCGGGCTCAGAGGGTCTTGCGTTCTACATCCAAGGTATTGATCAAGTAGCGACGGTATAGGAGAGAAAATGCCAGGTTATGCAAACCCAAGCGACCTCACTGGGGTCACAGTAATTGGATACGATTCTCGAGATACACTACCTCTTGCTGGCGCTCTTGGTGGGTTCCCTTCTATTGAAGAGATTGGTGACAAGACCTTCTACGGATGGAAACTTAACCCAACTACTGGGCGCCTCACCATCACAAAGATTGATTCTAGCGACGGAACTGTAGTTGACCTACCGAAGACTGATATTTTAAGAGATAATGACTACAAAGTTTGGATCTGGACTACGAGCTTACTTAAGCTCTCTTGGTCTGGAGACCATCTACTAATGGAGGTAAATTAATGGCACAGATTATTGACCTAGGCAAACTTAGATTTGTCTTTAAGGGTGACTACTCTGGCGCAACTGCGTACGAACTTAACGATGTGGTTCGCTACGGCGGTAACCTCTACGTATACAAGAACACGCTAGAAGCATCAGGAAACCTTCCAACGGCAACAACCCACTGGGATTTGATGCTTGAAGGTATTGATTTTAAAGGCGCCTATAACAACGCAACCGCATATAAAATTGGCGACCTTGTAAGTGAAGGTGCTAAAGGCTACATTTGTATTGCAGATTCAACAGGAAACCGTCCGCCTAACGCAACATACTGGACAACAATTGTAGATGGCATTCAATACGAAGGCGAATATTCAGGCTCTACAACTTATCAAGCAGGAGACGTAGTTAGCTACGGCGGTTCTGCGTATATTTGTATTCTTCGCACAACTGGAAATGCTCCAACAGATATTACTTATTGGAATCTTTTTGTTGACGGTGCGTTTCCAGATCAAACTAATAAGGGCACATATCTTCTTACAACGAATGGAACTGCCACATCTTGGACAGATGCAGCCACTCTAACCACTCTTGCAACCCGCTCAGACATCACTGTTGGTGGCGACGTACTTGCTAAGGGAAGCGTTGAAGTAAGCGGCCGTGCAGTATCTATTACTAACAAAGTAATTGCTTCTAACACAGCAACCGTAACTACCTCTGAAAAGCATTACTTTGACATTGGTGACCTTGTTGCTGTAGCTGGAGTAGGTGCTGGTTGGGATGGCAGTAACATCCTTACTGCGGTAACAGACACAACTTTTAGTTTTGCTACCTCTGCTGCAAACTCAGCATCTGCTGCTGTATCACCAGCTGGAACTGGAACAGTAGTAGGCCATATTGTTAACGGCGGAAATCTTTCAGTAGCGGGCTCTACAACTCTTACAGGATTGTTAACTGCTAACGGCGGAATTGCTGTCGACACAAACAAATTTACTGTTGCGGACACAACAGGAGATGTTCGCACCGAAGGAAGTCTAGAGGTTGACACAGGGTCGTTGATTTTCGTAGGAGATGACGCGAAAGCAATCGCTGAGGATATTGGCTCTAACGTAAAGGCAACTGCATTTAAGGCTCGTACCTCTGACGTGGCCACAATTACTACTTCTGCGGCGCACAATTTTTCTCCGTTTCAATTTGTTATAGTAGATATTGGTGACGCAACATTTGACGGCGAAGTAGAAATTATTGATACTCCTACAGCAACTACCTTTACGTATGCTAACGTAGGAACTAACGTAGCCTCAACAGCAGCCTCTGGTTCTGGCAAGCAAGTAAGCGCAGTAACTGGCTTTACTAACCCAATGTCAGTGTTTACAATTGAAGCTGATGATTATGCTCAATTAATTGTTCATAACACAAGCGCAAGTACAGACTCGTCCTCAGACTTTATTGCCTACCCTGATAATGGAACAGACTTCTCTGGATACATTGATATGGGTATTACATCTTCAACATTTGCTGACCCAGAGTTTACAATCACTGGGCCTAACGATGGCTACATCTTTATGACTGCTCCTATAGGAACTACAGGTAACGGTAACCTAGTTCTTGCAACAGGAGACACAGGATCAGAAAACAAAATTGTTTTTGCAGCCGGCGGTCTATCCTCAAACAACGAGCAGATGTCTATTACCCCTGATGAGAACGTACACATTGAAATTGCTACCGAATCTACAAGCGCAACAACTGGTGCGCTAACTGTAGTCGGAGGCGTTGGTATTCAAGGTAACCTAAACATCGCAGGTAACGTAGCTATCGTTGGTACTATCTCATTTGGTGGTTCTGGAACTACTGTAACAACCAACAACCTATCTGTTGGTGAGCCTATGATCTTCTCTGGTGCTGGTAACCAGTCAGATCTTCTTGATGAGGGTCTAGTTGTTGAGTACGCTACAACAGTTTCTGCGATTACTAACACAGTAACTAACAAGGCTCTTACATCTAACGTAGCAACTTTAACTACAGGAACTGCACATACATACCGTGCTGGTGACGTAGTAGTAGTTTCTAGCGTAGATGCAACCTTCAACGGAACCTACTCAATTATTGCGGTTCCTACATCAACTACATTTACATATGCTAAGACAGCCTCTAACGTAACTTCTGCAGCTGTATCACCAGTCGGTGGAACCTCTGTAGCGGCTCGTCGTGAGTTTGCAGGCTTTGTTCGTGACGCATCCGACGGTGTCTTTAAGGCATTTACTAAGGCAGTAACTAAGCCAACAACAACAGTGGACTTTGCGCAAGCTGGTCTTGAGTACGCAAGTGCTCGAGTTAACAACGCAACTGTCGGTGGAACTCTTGATGTAACTGGCAACTCAACCTTTACAGGTGACGTAACTATTGCCGGTAACCTAAAGGTTCAAGAAATGTCGGAAGACGTAGTAGATGTAGCGTTGTCTACAAACGTAGCCGCTATGAACTACAGCCTAGGTAACATCTTCTGGATTACATCGACCCCTTCTGGAGCAATGACTTGGAGCATTACAAACGCCCCAACAACCAACGGTCGTACCTTCTCAATTACAGGTTTTGTAACTCAAGGTGCAACTGGATATATCCCATCAACACTAAACGTTAACGGATCCTCCGCTACAATTAAGTGGTTTGGTGGAACATCACCTACTCCAACATCATCTTCTGGAAAGATTGATATCTTCAACTTCACTCTTATCCGTCGAGGCGATGCTTGGACAGCGTTGGGTAACGCATCAGTTAACTTCTAAGGAGCACTAAATGCCATTGTTTAGCAGCCAGCGCTCCGTTAACGGGGTGTTTAGCGCCCGTAAGAAGGCGGGCGGTGTTTTGCCCTACTTGACTCGTCAAGTTATTACAACGGGGTTTGTTGCTGGCGGCTACAAAGACTCTGTTGCATGGCAAAACGTTAACTCGTTTGACTTTGCGTCTGAAACAACCACTGGTCGAGGAAACCTTCTTACTCACGCAGGCGGGTACATTGGTGGTTCAATGAACCGTACCTACAGTTACACAATTGGTTCTTCAGGAACTGGGTCTGCTGGCATGGCGGCCTCTGGTGGCGTAAATAAATGGAACCATAAAACTTACGCGATGGTAACTACGCAAACCGCACCAGCTACTATGAACGATCCTGAAGCAGCTGTTCAGTATGATCTTCAAGGTACTGGAACTCTTGCTTGGGTACAAACCAATACAGCAAACATGAACAGGCTTGATATGACTACCGATACGTGGACTACGTCTATTAGCACAGGCTTATCAGCAGGAGGTTCTGGAGTCTCTTGTTATTGGAATGAAACAGACGCTATATTTTGGGCAGACACCACAGCTTCCACAGCAGCCGACGGCCAAAGAAAATTTAATTTTGCTACCGTAACTGAAACTAACCCTGGAATATCCTTATCTACTTTTGGTAACCAAAAGGGGGTACCTGGTAAAACGGGATATGGTTGGGCTGGAAACGAAGGTAGCTACAATGGCGGATTTACTATGCGTAGGTATAACTACGTAAATAACACTACTTCTGTGCAAGGCGCAAAGCCAGTAGCTAACTCTGGGGAAGAGAACTACTTTACTGGTCAAGCCATCGGAGTTACTTTAGGCACATATACTGGAGCAGGGCAAGTAAACGACTCTGGAAAGTATACCTATGCGACTGAATCTGGAACGCTTCTACCTTCAGGACAATGGTATCGCGGAACACAGTCTGGAACTGGATCCTCGCCTGGATCAGCTATCGCAGGAGCATCATCTGGTGCAGGAACTTGGAGTGACTAATGCCTCTATTTAGCAGCCAAAGATCAGTTAACGGAGTTTTCTCTGCTCGTAAAAAGTCTGGTGGAATACTTCCATTTCTTACACGTCAAGTTATTACTACTGGCTATGTAGCAGCGGGGTACAAAGACGGCGTGGCATGGCGTAATGTCAACGTTTTAAACCAAACTACAGACACCTGCACAAACCTTGGCGACCTTCTTCAAGAAGCAGCTAACTACACCAAGGGCGCACAGACTAAAAATACAGCATATGTGTTTGGTACCAACGGTACTGGTACTCAGGGCGTTGGTGCTTTTACCTCTACTTCTTGTTTTAACATGCGTAATAACACCACCATGACTAAAAACAACAGCATGAACTCAGGCACAGCTGTTGGTGATGCATCAACAATTCAATCTACTGGACCAACTGGTGAGTACCTCTTTGCTTACGTTAACGGTAACAACACCGGCGCATTCAATCAAAAATTTAATATGACTACAGAAGCCTATGTTGGAACTATTGCCTC